TAGATAAAAATAAAATTGGACCATTAAGATTCCAGTTTAAAGGTGACAATACATTATATGGTAGCAAGCTTCCTGTAGAAGGAGCTGTATTCTCAGATAGAAACACTAAGTCTACTGCACTTATTGATTTAATGAAGCCATACCAGATTGGGTATAATATTGTTAATAATCAAATAGCTGATATCTTAGTAGATGAGCTAGGTACTATTATCATGCTTGACCAGAATACTTTACCAAGACACTCATTAGGAGAAGACTGGGGGAAAGGTAATTTGGCTAAAGCTTATGTAGCAATGAAGAATTTTGGGATGCTACCTTTAGATACCTCAATAACTAATACAGAGAATGCACTGAATTTTAACCATTTCCAAAAACTTGATCTATCTCAAACAGAAAGGCTAATGACAAGGATACAGTTGGCTAATCACTTTAAGCAACAAGCTTATGAGGTAATAGGTGTCAATCCACAAAGGATGGGACAACAAATAGCACAAATGACAGCAACGGGTGTAGAACAAGCTACTGCTTCTTCATATGCACAAACAGAAGTATTCTTTATCCAACATTGTGATTACTTAATGCCTAGAGTACATCAGATGAGAACTGACTTAGCTCAGTACTATCATTCTACAAAACCATCTTCAAGGTTGACTTATATAACATCTGCAGATGAGAAAGTTAACTTCCAGATAAATGGTACTGATTTGCTAATGAGAGATCTTAATATTTTTGTAAGTACTAATGCAAACCATAGAGCTATTCTTGAACAGCTTAAGCAAATGGCTATGCAGAATAATACTACAGGAGCCTCTATATTTGACTTAGGTAAAATTGTTCAGTCAGATTCAATAGGACAGCTTAACACTGTACTCAAAGATTCTGAAATGAAACAACAAAAAGCTAAGGAACAAGAACTGCAGTCTCAACAACAAATGCAAGAACAACAACTTCAACAACAACAAGAAGTTGAAAAAATGAAGATTGATGCTGTTGCTGCTGAAAATGAGAAAAATAGACAGAGAGATATATTGGTTGCTGAAATTAGAGCTGCTGGTTATGGATCTTCTGTAGATATTAATCAAAATCAACAATCTGACTTTGCAGACCAAATGGGTGAGATAAGAAAATCTGAACAATATGAAGCACAGATTAACTTACAAACTCAGAAAGATAGTAATAGAATGACTATTGATAGAGACAAGAATAACATTGAAAGAGAGAAATTACAAGTTCAAAAGGAGATAGCTGATAAGCAATTAGAGATAGCTAAAACCAACAAAAACAAGTTTGATCAAAAAGGTTCTAAAGAAAAGAAATAGTACTTAGCCATATAATGCTAATTTTTTATTTAGCACCTTTTAAATTTTTCAAGTTTATTTTGTATATTAAAGTATAATAAAAAACCAACAACAAAATGAGTGAAGAAACAAAAGACCTTAATGAGGTCAATGACTCTACAACGGTAGGGCAGGTAGATGTAAATATTGATGAGCTCTTTGGAATACCTGGTGCGGAAAGTGTAATGCTTCCTTCAGATGGTAAAGAAGAAGAAAAACCAAAGTCTATGTTCTCTAGTGAGAATATAGATACTACGTTCCTTGACAACAAACCTGCTAGTCCTTCTGAAAAACAGGAAGCAGCTGAAAAGAAAGCAGAAGTTGAAGAAACTATTGCTGAGCTAGATGGCTTAATCTCTCAAGAAGAGGATGCCGGAAACAAAGGAAGACCTAAAGTAGATAAGTCAGGTCTTTATGAGTTAGCTAGCAAAATGATTGAAGATGGTGAACTGATGGGTTTTGATGATGGAAAGCCTTTAGAGGAATACACCACAAAAGACTTCAGAGAATTATTTGAAGCTAACTTTAATGAAAGAGAAGCTAAGATAAGAAAAGACACACCAAAAGAATTTTTTAAGTCTCTTCCAGAAGAACTTCAAATTGCAGCTAAGTATGTAGCTGATGGTGGACAAGATCTTAAAGGGTTATTTAGAACACTTGCTCATGTAGAGGAAATGTTTGAATTAGATCCTGATAATGAGAATGATCAAGCTGAGATTGCAAGACAGTATCTATTTGCAACAAACTTTGGAACAGAAGAAGAAATTGAATCTGAAATCCAAGATTGGGCTGACATGGATAAGTTAGGACAAAAAGCTAACCAGTTCAAGCCTAAGTTAGATAGAATGCAAGAAGAGATTGTAGCAAGACAATTAGCAGCACAAGAGCAAAAGAAAAGCCAGCAAGAAAGTGCGGCAAAAGCATATACAGAGAATGTGTATAATACATTAGCAGTAGGTGATATTGGTGGTGTTAAGCTAGACAGAAAGACACAAAGCATGTTGTACTCTGGATTAGTTCAACCAAGCTATAGTTCAATCTCTGGTAAACAAACAAATTTACTTGGACACTTATTAGAAAAGTATCAGTTTGTAGAACCAAGACATGATCTTATTGCTGAGGCTCTATGGTTACTTGCAGATCCAGATGGTTATAAATCTAAGATTAAAGACCAAGGTGGTAAAGCAGCTATAGAAAAAACAGTAAGACAATTAAAAACAGAAGAGGGTAGAAAACTTACTTCATCTAACGTGAGTGAAGATAGAGAAGAAAGAAGAACACCATCTAGACAAACAACACAAAACACTGTCTCAAGACCAAGCAACTTGTTCAAGAGATTTTAATTAGTAACAAATAAACAAACATAAAAATGGCAACTCCAGTTTTAAACAATGGTATATTCCTCCGGGATACATCGTATCAAGCTAGTTCCCATGTGGATTCTTACCACTTGGTGAACATGCTGAAAGATTCTGAACCTATGGATTTAGGTCCAGTAGACTTATGGGCTATGGCTCAGAAAGTTGAAATGCCACTTTACCAAATGTCAAGTTTTGGTGGTAAAAATGTTATCATGGTTGATAATGCTCGTGGTGAGTACAGATGGCAGACTCCAGTGTCTGTTGATCTACCTTACATACTTGAGGATATTGAGCCAGATAATACATTCAAAGGCCTTGAAGGATCAACATTCCGTATCAAGTTAAACCGTAGAGAATTTGGACATGGTGATATTATCACTTATGACAAATACAATGGTGTTGAGATGTACATTACTGCAGAAGATATTCTTCCTTTAGGTGATGCATTTATCTACACAGTTCAATTAGTGAACAATGATAACTACAAATACTTAGATAATAAGTACCTGGCTAATGGTACTAAAGTTTTCCGTAAAGGTTCTGCCCGTGGAGAATATGGTGAAAGATTCTCTGATATCACAACAAGAACAGGATTCCGTGAATTCTATAACTTTGTTGGTGGTGCTGAAGCTCACGTACATTATTCAGTATCTTCTAGAGCTGACTTGATGATCAAAGGTGGAATGAATGCAGATGGTACAGTTCCTGTAACTGAGATCTGGAGAACATTTGACAAAAATGTTGATCCTTCAGTTACATCTTTGGATGACATGGTTAAAGTAATGGGTAAAGACAAAGTTAAAAAAGCTTTTGACAATGGAGATTTATCTAGAACTTTCTTAACTCAAATGGAAGCTGCTCACCTTTCTAAGGTTGCATCTGATATTGAGACTTACCTTATGTGGGGACAAGGTGGTAGAGTACGTCAAGATGGTCCAGATGATCTAAGATTATCAGTGGGTCTTTGGAAACAGTTGGATAACTCATTCAAAAGAGTATACAACAAAAATAACTTTACACTTGATTTGTTCCGTGGAGAGATCTACAACTTCTTTAATGGTAAAGTTGAGTTCCAAGGTCCAGATCCAAAACGTAGCCTAGTTGTACAAACAGGTATGGGTGGAATGAGAATGGTTAATGAGGCTATCAAACGTGAAGCAGTATCTTCAGGTTTATTAATTCAAGCTGCTGACATCGGTGCTATCACTGGTAAAGGTATGGACTTAAACTTTGGATTTGCTTATACTTCATATGTGATTCCTTTCTTGGCAAATGTTAAGTTTGTACTTAACCCAGCATTTGACAATGTTCACACAAATGATATTGAGAACCCAATCATTGATGGTTTCCCATTATCTTCTTATTCATTCATTATCTTTGATATCACAGATAACACAAATGACAACATCTTCTTGTTGAAATTATCTTGGGATAATCAATTGAAATGGTGGTATCAAAATGGTACTATGGACTACATGGGGCGTAGCCAAGGATTCCAGTCTTCTGGTCAATTTAATGGATACCGTGTTATGATGTCTCAAACAATGCCAGCTATTTGGGTTAAAGATCCAACTAAAGTATTGAAAATTGTTATGAGAAACCCAATCACTGGAGGTTCATTCTAATCCAGTCTATATATACAAGGGAGGGGATAACACCTCTCCCTTTTTTTTAAGTACTAAAAACCAACAAAAATAAAAACCAACAACAATGGAAAACTTCACAATGGTAGAAACAGGTAAAGGGTCAGTTAAAAAAACTGCTATTGCCATCCGCCCGTTCTTTGACAACACAGCTTCTAATATGGGATTAGAAACTTATGGTATCTCCTTATTTGATGGAGTAACTCACAATGAGCAATTAGCTTGTTTAGAAAACAATGGTGTAGTAAGATACATCACTGGTCTAAATGAATTTGCTCCAGAGATTAGATTGCTTATGCCAGATGATAAAGAGGCAAGAGTAAGAGAAATAAGATCTGCAATAATTGAACTTGAAAAAGAATTAGCTGCAAATGTTATTGAACCAGAGGATACCCAATTTTGGAATAAAGTTAAATTGCTTAAACCTGATAACTCAGATTTCTGGAATAGAATATTTATTTCATGTGGTAATGAACCTACTTTCTTAGACCCAAAAGATCCGTATGATAGAATCAAACTATATGCTATTGAGGCAGGTGGTTTTTCTATTGTAGCAAAAAGTTTTGATGATGCCAGATCAAGAGCAACTCCTCCTAAGTTTTACTTAGATAAAGAAGAGGAAACTGTTATGTACAGAACAGAGTACAAAAAACTCCGTAATAAAGCATTGTCAGAATTACAAAAATTATTTGACAAAAACAGTACTAAGTTATTCTACATTGCAAAAGTTGTAGATATCAACAGTACACAATATAAAAAATCAACACCACTGGATGTTATTTATGAGAACATGGATAGATATATTAATGGTGATGGTGGTGAAACCAACAAAGAAAGAGCTGCAAAATCCTTCATGGAAACAGCTAATATGGATATGGAAACATTAAAAATTAAATCAATTGTGCGTGATTCCGTATTTTTTAAGTATATTATAAATAAGGCAGATGGATATATCTACCACAGTAAGTCAAATGCTTTACTAGGTAGGAATGTATCTGATGTTGTTGAGCACTTGAGAAACCCTTTAAATGAGGACATTTTAAAAGATCTCAACATCTCCTGTGAGAAGTATTGGAACTCTTAAAATAAAAATAAAATGGCAACTAATGACATGGGTCCTGGACCACTTAAAAAGGCAAGACGCTTTGTAAAAAAGATTACTCAAGGAACTATCCTAGAGGATCAAAAAAAGGCACCAGGTGAAAAAAAGAATCCTTTTGCAAAAATTGGTGGTTCTACTAAAGCAACTTACAAAACAGGTGGTATGGTAAATGCCAATGCTAAATTAGTAGCTGCTAAATCTGCAGGTAGTAAAGGTGTTAAAGCTGGAGTTAATCCTAAAGCTGCTGCATCTAAAGTTGCTAGAGGACGTGTTGGTGGTACATCTACTGCTCCTAAGAAAGCAATACCTAAAGCTAAGCTTGGTATGTCTATGAAAAGTAAAAAGTCTTGTTAGGATGCCTAAGGAGATGCTTAAAAGAAAAGATGGTAGTGTGTCCCAGAGAGGTCTCTGGGATAAAAACTAAAAGTTATGTTAAATTTAACAGAAGAACAGTTTTTAAAGTATGTGACTAATAAAAGTCGTCAGGGTGTTATTTACAAAATAAGTAACACCCTTAATGATGATTTTTATATTGGAAGTACTCAAAACTTTGTAAAAAGATATTACACTCATGTTAATCATATTAGAGTAAATAAAAAATCTTGTACAAAGTTGATACGTGCAGTTAATAAATATGGAGAACACAATTTTAAATTAGAAATTTTAGAAGAATGTGATCCACAATATTTACTTACAAGAGAACAGTTTTATTTAGATAATTTTTTACCTACATATAACATAGCAAAAATTGCTGGTAGTAATCTGGGAATAAAAAGAACTGAAGAGGTTAAATTACAAAAAGCATTGCTGCAAAAAATTAATTGGCAAAACAGTGACTATAAAAAACATCATTTAGAAAAACTATCAAAAAACTGGAAATCAGGAACAGAACATAAAATGGCAAAACTAAATGAAGAACAAGTATTTACTATTAAAAAAGAATTAGCACTAGGTCATAAACCTAAAGAGGTATCAAATTTATTAAACTTGAGTTATCATTCAATTAAAGATATACACAGAGGTAAAACTTGGAAAAATATAACTGTATGAAAAAAAAATTAAATAAATTAGGTGTAGAAAACTCTTTATGGAATAACATCCGTGCTGCTAAGGGTTCTGGTAAGAAACCTACTAAGGAAATGCTTAAGCAGGAAAAGAAAATTAAAGCAACTACTAAAAAGAAAAAGTAATGGCAATTAAAAAAACAACAACTAAATCAACACCAGCTAAGAAATCTTCTTCAGTTGGTATTTCCATTTTAGGAGGCGGTAAAGCTGAGATGAGAAAATGGGAAATTGAATCTGCTATGTCTACATTAAAGAGAGCAGCAGAGATTCAGAAAGATGCCAAGATGATGACAGAGATAAAGAAAGAAGCTCTGAAACAAGCACAGATGTTTACAAGTCTTGCTGGTGGTAAAAAGATTTAATCATGGCAAAGACAGCAGCTTGGACAAGAAAAGAAGGTAAGAATCCAACAGGAGGTCTTAATGCTAAAGGAGTAGCTTCTTATAGAGCAGCTAATCCTGGTAGTAAGTTACAGACTGCTGTAACTACTAAACCATCAAAACTTAAAGCTGGAAGTAAAGATGCTAAGAGAAGAAAAAGCTTCTGTAGCAGAATGTCAGGGGTTAAAGGTCCTATGAAGGATGAAAAAGGAAGACCTACAAGAAAGGCTCTTTCACTTAGAAAATGGAATTGTTAAAAACTATATATTATGGCAACTAAATGCATGAGCTGCGGAGGCTCAATGAAAAAAATGAAAACAGGTGGAACTTCTTCTAAACCATGTCCTCCTGGATTATGTAAAAATTGGAATCCAGAACATACTAGTTACGCATGTGACCCATGTCCTAGTGTTCAAGCAGCTCGTGGAATAATTGGTGGTATAGCTTCTGCTGCTGTAAATGCAATTACTTCTAAAATGGGTAAAAAGAGAGAAGCAAATAAAGAAGTAAAAGGTATGGTTAAGAATATTGTAAAAAAAGCTAAGTCAACAAAGGTTATGCAAAAAGG